TCCCACGGCATACCAGTAGCAGTAGCAGGGGTCTTAACGGAGTCCAGCTTTGCCTGTAGGCCAGCAGTAACCGCATCAACGTCAATGGAGGACTCAACCCAACCAATAACGTCTGCTTCGGTCAGGCTGTCAAAAGCAATAAAGCCGCCAGCAGAAGCGTCAGGTGTAAAAGAAGCGTGTACCATGTCGCTGACGGTGATGTCACCATCGGTCATTGAAGCTATAGCACGAACACGAACAACACCCCCATCGGAAGTGTTGCGTACCATCTTGTCTATTTTGTATGAAAGTGCCATGTCAGTTTACCTCCGCTGGCTGTTCTTTGAGGGCTTCCTTCAGGAGATTCACAAAGGCATTTTTCCCTACATTGAGTTGGTCAAGATTAAAAGCAGTCGATGAAATCTTACGGTCAAGGTCTGCGATGTGGTTTACAAGTGCTTTCTGTTGGTCTGTCATGTCCTCAAATGTGTATTCCACATCATCAACAAAAACAGGCGTTTTCTTTTCTGTTGCCATTTTTTGTTACCTTCTTAGTTTAAGTTATGCACCTTTCAGTGCGGCTATCTCGGCTTCAAGAGCCTCAATTCTTTTTAGGGCTTCCTGCAACACCTTGCCCCCGATGTGATTCAGGTTCATGGTATCTACCCACTGGCTTTCGCCGTCAGGGTGATTCTCGTCAGGGCTGGTGTGGACAAGGCCGGGGAATACTGTTTCCAGTTCGTCAGCGATAACACCAAACTGCTTCTTGCCGCCCTTGGTGAATGTTTTGAACTGAACAGCTTTCCAGTCATCCCAGTATTCACGGGCTTCGACAATGTCAGACTTATAGTACCTGTCAGAGAGCGTTCCGTAAGTGCCATCATGGTTAGCAAGGTCACCGTCTGAGTAGATGATACAGCGTGTTGCAGTGCTATCTATACACAGTAAAAAGTTTTGCGTATTGTTATCAGGGGAAGCACTGGGAAAGTGAAGGTACAATCCTTGCGGGGAAGTTGCGTGTTCATTAACTAAACGGGCAACATGAGCCGTTGTTGGTACAAAAGCCGTAATTGCATAGCCAGTTGTGTTTTCGGCATCTATAATTAATGATTCACCAGCCGATGTACCATTCTGGTCGATGAATACGCCGTTGCCGGTGCCATCGTTTTGTACCTCAAGCGCAATACCCGTAGCGGAGGCATGGTCTACTGTTGCCCGTAAGTTTTTCCCAGAAAATGATGCGCTGTTGGTGTAGAACCAGCCGTTATTCCCTGACGTAAGCGAGTCAGACTGTACTTGGAACGATGTGCCAGTAGTGGTCGCCATCTGAGCATTGATGCCAGTCGCACTTGTCGACTCACTATCAATATTCAGCGCCGAGCCATTATTATTCTGGTCGATGAAGAGGCCGCTGCCTGTGCCTCCATTGTAAATATTTACCGCAGGCCCGGTAGAAGAAGTATTAATTAAGTCAATATCTAAAAGACCACCAGAACTTGTGTAGATAGCACTATTTGTCATGTACACGCCACTAGCACTGGTTAGCGCATCCATGTTTATTACAACAGCGTTATTACTGCTACATTCTGTATCGATGTTAAGAGCAACGCCGTTACCGTTCTGGTCGATAAATATGCCGTTGCCTGTGCCTGTGTTTTCAACCCACAGAACAGGTGTGCTTGTAGATGCGTGGCCGTGGTACAAATACATCAAGCCGCCTGATGTTTGCGCGGCGGCGTTTCGGATGTCTACGGTTTGATTGGAAGTATTGACAGCATCAATATTTATGCTTTGACTTCCTGCGGCCTCTGAGTCTATTACAAGCGCATCACCATTACCGTTCTGGTCTATGAAGATGCCGTTGCCGGTGCCAGCGTTGTAAAACCTTGCTACCCTTCCTGTAGCAGACGCATTTGTTACCGTAGCGTCAAGTGCAAACCCGGAAAAAGATGCGCTTGATGCGTTAATGGACATACCAGCACCACTAGTAAGGCTTCCAACGCCTAATGAAAGTGCGTTTCCGGTAGTCTCACTAGACGTTATAGTCTGGTTGCCGGTAACAGTGACAAGCCCGCTGTTTGCTACTCTGAATCTTTCAGACGCGGATGCGGGGAACACAACGAAATCATTACCTGCATTTCCAAACGCAGCGTTTCCTGTATTGTCAACGGTTTGAACAAAACAGTTGGCATCGGTACTTGTCGCAATATACCCTATATTGGATGTGCTGATATTCGCGTTCACCACCCCAGTTACAGTCAGCGCACCAGAGGCCAAAGTGCCTGTAGTGGACAGGTTTTCGTTGCCAAAGGAGATTGCACCAGACGCACTTACGATAGACCCAGAGGTTATCGTCATATCAGATGCGGCAACGACTGACGTGGTTCCTGCGAGAGTAGTAAACGTACCAGCACCCGGAGTTGTCCCGCCTATGGTTACACCGTCAATGGTGCCTGAATTAATGTCGATCCCGGTGACAGGAGTGGTTCCATCGAGCAGATCGTCAAGGCTGTCCAGGTTGGTATTTAACTTAGTACCCCAGGTGTCGTCAGATGCACCGACCTCTGGCTTGGTCAATCCGTAGGTAGTAGTAGTTGTATCAGCCATTTTGTGCCTCTATATTCCTGTCCAGCTTTCGCTTGCGTTAGTTATGTTAGTCCAAGTCTTACTTGCTACTGCCTGTGCAGCCCAGGCTTCTGCGCTCAGTTCCTGGTCGGTCCATGTAACCGCTCCGTCAGACTCCGCAGACCATGTATCGCTAGGTTCTGTATCGTCTTCCCACTTGTATCTAGCAGAACACGTTGTGCTAGAACTCAGCGACCTCGAGCAGGACGCGCTCTGCACCCTGTTCGCTATTGCCTCGAGTATAACAGATATCGAGACAGTTGATGACGCAGACAATACTGTTACAGCACTCGCTGTCGTTGCCAGGCTCGGGCTACTTGATGCTGCCCCAAGCCTTACACGCTCACCAGAGGCGGCAACAGAGGCTGCCGGCGCTACACTTGCGGACGCGTTCCTTACCGCTATCCCTACCGCCGTAACAGCAGCTGTGATTGCCTCTGCGGCAGATCCATTCTGGACCCTGACACCGTTAGCACTGACAGTAGCCGTTACTGTGTCTGCGACTGATGCGTTCTGTACCCGCAGGGCTGTAGCGGTAACACTTGACGCTATGGCCTCGGAGACGCTCCCAAGCTTAACAACCTGGGCTGATGCCGTTGTGGCTAACTGTCCTGTCGCGGTAGCCGCTGCAAGCCTTACCCTGGTAGCGTCAGCCTGGCTAACGACTGACGTTATGGATGTGGCTGATGACCCCTCGTAAACCTCAGGATAGCCATACTTTCCGGCGCTATATGCACCAGTGCCATATCCAAGACGTAATGCCATTAGTCTAGGGTGATGTCTAGGTCACCAGCAGGAATCCTAAATACGTCACCAGAGTCTATAGTCTTGCTTGCGCTGAGGGCCGCGTGGACAATCATAGTGCCGGCTGTAGATGCGTCCATAACACCGATGTGGGTGATAGTCCCCCAGCTTGCTGTGGCTGCGGTAAACTCAACGGCGCCGCTATTAGTGGCTAGGTTTCCTGAGACTGTCAGGGTTACGGATGTCCTGGCATAAGAACCGCCAGAGACTTCGGTCCCGGATCCGGTTTCGCCAGGATCGCTAGTAAATAGGCCTATGTACCAGGTTGTCGGCCTAGTGGCGGCATCACCAGTAAACAGCCAAGTGAGTGTAGTTGTTTCATAAGTATTTGTGAGGGACATTAGTAGCTCCTGATTTTAATCCTGAGGCCAGAACCGCCAGACTTAGCCTTCTTGCTCTGAGTGTTGATTGAAGACACAGCGCCAGCGTATAGCGTGCTCCAGATTTGCATCCTGGCATCATCTTTTAGGTATGGGGCTGACTGCAATAGGGCGCCATACAAGTAAACATCAGGATGACTGGCAAGTATCCAATTACTTGCGTTAGAGCCTGATAGCTTGGCGATACTGGCATAGTACAATAGTTCCCCGTTGTATGTTGTGTCAGGCGTTGGGTAAACCTCTATAGCCCCGCCGCTGATGGCGTAGTTCGTGGGGATGCCGCTTGAATCGTTGGTGTTCTGCCTGAGCTCAAGCATATCGTCCAGGGACATGAGTTCAAGCCTGGTTGAACGCTCTTCTAGGTGAAATCTTATCGGCTCTAGGAAGTCGCTAGGCAGTTCTGAGTACCTGGTGTCTATCTCAGCGGTAGACCGCTTCTCCATGTTGTAATGCCTGAGCTCACGCTCCATCTGGGCTTCTGCCAGGGAGATGAAATCAGGTATCACGGACGTCAGATCGTCCCTGTTCAGGAAGTCTGCAATGCTTGCCTTGAGTTCTGTGTATGTAGTTATAGCCATTGGTCCTACCCTGTGTCTGATCAGAGTATAGCACCAAACAGGCCACTATTTACGTTAGAGGGGGTTGTTATTTCTTGTTTAGGCCGTCCACTATTACCTGCCCTGCCCTCTGTAAGCCTTGAAGCTGCGCTTCTGGTCCTTGCTCATGGTGCTACGCTTGAGCGCACCGCCGCCGATAGATGTACCCTTGATGCCCTTGCCTTCCTGCATCATCTCGTATGTGCTTTGCTCTGATTTCTTCTTGGCCATTATTTATCATCATCCCTCTGCCTGGCCACGGCTCCACCCATAAGAAGGCCGCCACCTGCAGTGCTAAAAAAACGCTGCCCTGTCGGCGTATCTATCATGTGCTGCGGGCTTTCTAGTGGCCTAGTCTTGGCATTCTTAGCGAGCACTAGAGGCCCAATCTGGACTATCTGTTCAGCTGAATCTAAGGCATTACCAGTGGCCTTGTCGTAAAAGAATGAGTGCCTGTTTGGGTTCATTCCTACCTGGACCCATTCTGGGTCATTCATATATTGCCGTGCCATTGCCCTGGCATCTTCTGGGTCTACGTTACGCCAGTTGCCGTTCATTCTGGCAAATGGAGCCTTTGCCTTCTTCCCGGTAGCCACATTCAGTGCCGCCTTGGGGTTGCTGTTGAAAACAACATTGTCTAAGACCGCTGTCTTACCATATCCCAAGGATTTCCCTGAAACACCCGAACCTTCGTGCAGCGAGACAACCCAGGTGTTGTAGTTGTTGTAAGCAGGTATATCTAGCCTGGAGCCAACCATGGTCCCGTCAGGTATAGTCTTGTTCAGACCGATTATGCCCTTCTCGACTTTGTTAGAATCCAATGCTGCGCCCATTTCGTAAAATGTGGGCGTTTCTGGGACTTGAGTTATAGGCTCAATTGGATTGAGATTCCTGACAACGGCATCATATTCCGCCGAACTTATTAATCCTTGCTCTAATTCTTTAGCCGCTTGTGCAACATCTGGAATTTGATATTTCTTAAAGTCACCCTTGTTGGCTGCTCTCCAGGCCTCCCTCTGCTCGTCAGTTGGTAGGCTTGGCTTGATGTTTCGATTCTCTAACGCACTAGCCACGGCGTTAAATGTTTCGCTGTTTTCAAACCACCTCTCGCTTGATAGCAGCCCCTGCAAAAGCTCTGGATTGCGATTTGCCCAGAAGCTGGCTCCTGCCTCAGACAATGCGGTGTCTGGCACAAACGGAATGCCACGCCTTTTCTCTATCTCATCATACATCCAAGTGCCAAGGCCTTGCCTTTGGTAAGCTGGATCTATAGTGCTTTCAGATGAACGCAGGTATATATTGCCGGCAGGATCCACTTCCTCGTGAACTTTCATCGTTGCTCTTGAGAGCCCATTAGGGCTCTGCAACCCGTATGTTATAGCCCCATTACCTTGGGGGATTTCTATAATCTCTCCCAATCCTATGTCTTTTGGGTCTTTAAGTTTTAGATCAGCGGCTTTTCCGAACATTGATTTGGATGGAACGAACGGCAGCACACCTAGTGCGGTCAGTCCGTAATTCAATAAACCTCTTGACTCAGGCTGAGTCTGGTACATCCTTGCATCTGACAGTAGGCCGGCTGCATCTGCTATAACTGGAACCTGGGATAAAGCGATCCAGTCAAGGACAGCCTTCTTCATGTCTTGGCTTTGAGGATCTGGCGCCTGATAGGGTGACATGCCTATTCGGGCACGCCTTTCATTCCTGCGCTGTAGTGGTAGGTTGTTTGTGGCCATGCACCGGAGTCTAGCACATATTTTCTACGCTATGCCCTGAATGTTCCTGCGTATCGGGGCGCCCCAGACATGCCTGGGCTTGTACCCGACAGCTAGATATCTGAATGCATCAGCTGCGTGTGAGCACCAATCGTGGTGAGGTCTGCCCCTCCAGGCCTTGCCGTTCTCGTCCCAATCCCGGCGATACTGTCTGAGCGCGTCAATGCCTCTCTCGCACTTGTTGATGTCGAACCAGCACCTGTCGATCATGGTCCTGACCGCCTGTATCCCGTCCTCAACCGGGAGCATGGGAGCAACCTCGACCCCGTTAAGGCCTAGTGACTGCAGGACCTCCATCCGTGACTTGCCCGTCCCGAGTTCCTTGACCCTGACGTCATGCGGCAGGATGTGCTGCTCGTAGTTGTATCCCTTGTCCCTGAGCACGCTGACATAGTGGTCCAGTGCCAGGCCGGAGTTCTCATAGAAGTCGATTATGCGGATCTCTTGGCCGACATATTGCGCGAACCATATCGCAGTGGTATCAGCCATACCTAAGTCCCAGGCCGTGATTACTGAGGCCTGGCGGTCGTATGGGACCGCGGTGATACGGTCCACTGCCTGCAGCATCTCATGGGCGTAGTACGCGCCCTCTGTATGGATCAGGAAGTCTCCCTCCCAAATATGGGAGTAGATCTCAGGCCGCTTCTCTAGGTCTTCCTGACGCGCCTGCTCGAGGACGTCAGGGAACCAGGGGTTGTCTTTCCAGTTGCAGGAAACGATGTTACAGCTGTTCGGTGTGTTCACCCTGAACCGCTTGTGGGTCGCTGAATCCTTAGACTCTGGGTTCCAGGTTACCCAGATTTCAGAATTGTGCTCTCGGACAGTTGGTATAAGCTTTTGCCAGGCGGTTTCAGACACGTTCTCAGCTTCGTCAATCCAGCATATTAATATCCTGCTGCGGCTTTTGAGAGAGTCCACATTGCGCCTGAGTCCGGCAAAAGAGTAATTGATTCGCCCATCCACGCTGCGGATATATTTTTCTCCAACCTCGTAATAGGCTTTCAGCCATCCGACAGAGGATATAGCTGCTTTTATTTCTTCAAGGCTTGATTCATCGAGGCTGTTCAGATGCTCTCTGGCACACAAGATAATTCCCTCTTTCCCGGCGTTTCCCCATTGATAACCTTGAACAGCCGTCATTAAGGCAAAAGTTCTTGTCTTCCCAGATCCCCTGCCTCCATAAGCCGCACGATATCTGGCGGCTCCACTGAAAACGCGAGTTAGTTTTTCTGGTATATCAATCTGATTGTTCATTTTCTTCGGATGGTGGGATTCCGTTGATAATGATCTGTGTTGGAAACGCATCTCCACTTATGTCAATCTCTGTTTTTTCGGACCACTTTGCCTGGGTCTTGAGATAGAAGATAGCTGCACTTATATTCCCATCCCTGGCTTGCCTTAAAAGACCGCCTGCTATTGAGGCAATAG